AATCAAAGCATGACGTCTCCCTGACGTCCCGCAATGAGCATTCTTGCGCGCAACGCACAGTCAGTGATTGGCGCTGACCTCACTAAACGCTCGCATAGGGAGATCCATAGGTATGAAGAAGCGTGCGGATACCGACGCATCTCGTGGACTTACCTACGACGCGCCGGGGTCCGTCCGGCAACTGCGACGCGGGCGCCTCGTCATGAGCGCCACGATGCACGCGTGGGTTTGGGAACCTGACAACACGGAGGATCGATATGTCTCAGAAAACCGCTAACAAGACTCTCGCTCAAAAGTTCACCGTCATCTCTCGCACGTTCGAGTCGTGCACTCCCGACGAGAAGACTCGCCTGCTCAAGATGCTGGCCGAGTCGTTCGTCGTCGCGCCGCCCGCGATGGCAACCTCGTCCGAAGCGACGATGGCGGAGGCCAAGTGATTCGCCGCGCGCTGCGCTCTATCCGTCTCGCGATGGCCGAGCGCCGCGCGCGACGAGCTTCTTTGCGGGGGTGGAGACACTACGCGCTCGGATTCGCGATCGGGTCAATTCTGGCCGTCGCAATACGGAGGATGGGATGAGTGACGACACCATCGTAGGGCTCGCCGTGCTGGCGATCCTCTTCCTGTTCTTCGGACCGATCGCGTACGCCGCGCGGCCGAGCGACGAGCCGTGGGAGGACTCGTGAGCGGACCGGACCGCGAACGCGCCGCCTGGTTGCGAGAGCAAGTGGCGGTGCTCAACGCGCACCGCGCGGAGTTGACCACTCTCGAGGCGGAGATCGCCAGAAGCGAGCGAGTCTACCCGCCCGTCTTTATCATTGTCGGACGCGACGGGTCGGTTCGCGGTTTCCCTTTCACTCGTCGCGAGTGGGCGGACGAGTCGCTCGTCGAAGCGAACGCGATGTATCCCGACGCGTCGCCGCACGAGGTCGTTCCGTACGCTCCGAAGGAGTCGACGTGAGTCGCGGCCGACCGCAGCCGCGATCGGGCCTCGCGGTTCACCCGCAACCGCCGTATCGCATCGTAATCGACGGCCAAGGCGCGCACGATGAGATTGCCGGCCCTTTCCCGATCATGGGTCGCGCGATCAGAGAGTCCCTCAGTCTCGTCCGAAGCGGAAGACGACGCCTAGTCGTGCTCGACGCGAACGACGACGTCTGCATCGAAGCGTGGCCGATCGCTCCGTCGCTTGGCGGAGCAGCGTGGGGCCACCACCACCCGCGGCCGAAGTACGCGCCGAAGCGCAGGAGAGCAGTCTGATGTCCAGCTACGAGCAATTCATCGCGTCGAAGGCCCTCGTCGCGCCGCCGACGGGCATCGACGACGTCCCCGAGCTACATCCGATGCTCTTCCCGTTCCAGCGCGAATGCGTCGCCTGGGCCCTCAAGCGCGGCCGCGCGGCACTCTTCGAAGAGTGCGGCCTCGGAAAGACGTTTCAGCAACTCGAGTGGGCCCGCGTCGTCGCGCAACACACGGGCGGGCGCGTTCTCATCTTCGCGCCGCTCGCCGTGGCGCAACAGACGATCCGCGAGGCGACGAAGCTCGGGGTCACCGTCCGGTACGTCGGTTCGCAGGAGGACGTTCAGGATGGCATCTCGATTACGAACTACGAACGCGTAGATCGCTTCGACGGGCGGCAGTTCGCGGGCGTCGTCCTCGACGAGAGCTCCATCCTCAAGTCGTTCATGGGCAAGACGAAACGCGCGCTCGTCGATGCGTTCGCCCATACGCCGTTCCGCCTCGCGTGTACCGCGACGCCGGCGCCGAACGATCATATCGAGCTCGGCAACCATTCCGAGTTTTTAGGCGTCCTCGCGTCGTTCGAGATGCTTACGCGGTTCTTCATCAACGATACGTCCCTCTTCGGAAACTACCGATTGAAGGGCCACGCCGAGGCGCACTTTTGGGACTGGGTGTGCTCATGGGCTCGGTGCGTAACGAAGCCGTCGGACCTCGGCCATCCCGACGACGGATTCGTCCTGCCCAAGCTCTACGTCAATCGGCACGTCGTCCAGGTCGACGTGCGCGAGGGACGAGGCGCGAACCTCTTTCGCGTGCCGGACCTCTCCGCGACGAGCATCCACCGCGAGAAACGAATCACCGCGACGACGCGCGCGCAGAAGATTGCGGACCTCGTCGCGTCGGAGCCAGACGAGGACTGGCTCGTGTGGTGCGATACGGACTACGAGGCCGACGCGCTCCTTCTCGAGATTCCCGAGGCCGTCGAGGTCCGCGGTAGCCATTCGCAGGACGTGAAGGAAGCGGCGGTCGCGTGGTTTCTTGGATGGCGCGACAGTCCGAGCGCGAAGCCGGGGCCGCCTCGAACGCGGAAAGGGAAGGTCCTGATCACGAAGAGCTCCATCTTCGGCCTCGGGCTCAACTTCCAATCATGCGCACGAGTCGCTTTCGTGGGAGCGAGCTTTTCGTACGAGCAATTCCACCAGGCGATCCGCCGCTCGTGGCGCTTCGGGCAGACACGCGACGTACACGCGCACGTCGCGATGGCCGCGACGGAGGTCGACGTGTGGAACGTCATGGTTGCAAAGCAGGCGTCGCACGACGGGATGGGTGAGGCCATGGCTGCAGCGATGAAGCGCGCGTACTCGAGGGAGTCGAAGCGCGCGAGCTATCTGCCGACGCACGTCGGGACGCTGCCCGCGTGGCTGCGACGGAAGGGAGCGGCCTAGTGGATATCCGTGTTCTGAATCAGTCGGACGGCGCGAACTGGTCGCTCTATCACGCGGACTGCGTCGACTTCACGAGGCAGCTTCCGCACGAGTCGCTGGACTTCGCGGTCTACAGTCCGCCGTTCAGCAACCTCTATTGCTACTCCGACTCCGATCGCGACATGGGCAATTGCGCGGACGATTCGGAGTTTCTCTCACAGTACTCGTTCTTCGTGAATGCGCTCTACAGCGCCATGCGGCCAGGGCGCATCGTCGCCGTCCACTGCAAAGACCTCGTGAACTACAAGGGCCGCGACGGTCGAGCGGGCCTTCGCGACTTCCCTGGCGAGCTCGTGCGTGTGCACCAGGACGCGGGCTTCGCGTACCACTCGCGCGTCACGGTTTGGAAGTGCCCGGTCACGGAGATGCAGCGGACGAAGGCGCACGGCCTGCTCTACAAGCAGCTCCGCAAGGACTCGACCTTCTCGCGCCAGGGACTCGCCGAGTACGTCCTGCTCTTCCGCAAGTGGGCCGACGACGACGACGCGGACATCTCGCCGGTCACGCATACGGCCGATTCGTTCCCCCTCGACCAATGGCAGGAGTGGGCCTCGCCGGTGTGGATGACGATCGATCAAACGGACGTCCTCAACGTCGCGCAGGCACGGGAGGACAAGGACGAAAAGCACATCTGCCCGCTACAGCTCGACCTCATCGAGCGCTGTATCCGTCTCTGGTCGAATCACGGCGACGTGGTCTTTTCGCCATTCGCCGGCATCGGGTCGGAGGGTCACGTCGCCGTCAAGCATGGGCGGAAGTTCATCGGGACGGAGCTCAAAGACGCTTACTTCCGACTCGCCGCGCGAAACCTCCGAGCGGCCGAGGCAAACGAGCAATTCGAGCTCTTCGCGGGGCTACAATGATCGACGGCGTCCCCTTCCTCCTCGCCGGCGGCGACCCATCGTGGACGCATCGCGAGGACGCGCCCGCTCCGCCTCCGTCGCCCGTCGGCGCGATCGTTCTGTACCCGCGCACGTGCACCTTCTGCGGTAACCCTTGGAAGTCGCGGGTCGACACCGCGCGCTTTTGCTCGAAGAGCTGCGAGCGCCGCTACGTGTGGCGCGAGCGGAAGATGACGCCGAGCGAAGCGGGGCGCCTCGGAGGCATCGCAGCGGCGGACGCGCGGGACAGGGCGAGGCGATGTCCGTGATGCTCAGGGACTACCAGGCGCGCGCGCTCGCCCACGTCGACGCCCGCTTCGCAGAGGGGCGCCGCGCCGTGCTCGTCGCGTCACCGACGGGATCGGGGAAGACGCGAATGGGCGCGGCGTACGTGGCGCGTCGCCTCGACGCGGGAGTCTCGCAGATCCTCTGGCTCGCGCATCGTACGGAGCTCGTCGAGCAGGCCGCTGCGACGCTCGAGTCGACGGGCCTGCGCGTCGGAGTCATCGCGGCGAGCTCGGAGCGCGCACCGGACCCGTCCGCGCCCGTGCAGGTCGCGTCGACGCAGACGCTCCTCGCGCGTCCGCACCTCGCACTCGACCCCGGACTCGTCGCGCTCGACGAGGCGCACCACTACCCGGCCGAGGAGTGGGCTTCGCTCATGATGCGATGGCCGCGCGCGCTCCGCCTCGGCCTCTCCGCCACGCCGGCGGCGAGCAACGGGGCCGCGCTCTCGCCGCTCTTCGACTCGATGGTCGTGGCGGCCACCATCCGCGGACTCACGGCGGAAGGTCACCTCGCGCCGCTCGACGTCGTCGCTCCGTCGAAAGCGCTGCGAGCCGGGCAGATCGCGCAGTCCCCCGTCGCGGCGTACGAGCAGTACGCGCGGGGACGTCAGGCCGTCGTGTTCGCGCCTCACGTCGCAGCGGCCAACGCGTTCGCCGACGCATTCGACTTGCGCGGGATTCGAGCGAGCATCGTCTACGGAGATCTGCCCGCGGACCTTCGCCGCAAGCGCCTTGCCGCGTACGAGGCGGGTGACATCCGCGTCCTCGTCAACGTCGGAATCCTGACCGAGGGCTGGGACCATCCGCCGACCGGCGTCGCCATCCTCGCTCGCCGTTGCGGGTCGATTGTCCTCTATCTGCAGATCGCGGGGCGAATCCTTCGACCGCATCCGTCGAAGGCGCGCGCGCTCTTCATCGACCTGACCGGCGCGGTGCACTTGCACGGGCGACCGGACGATGATCGCGTCTTCTCGCTCGAAGGTCAGGCGATTCGACGCGGGGAGGACGCGCCGCCCGGTTCGTTTTGCGGAGTGTGCGGTGCGCTCCTCGCGGCGTCGCTTTGCGAAGAGTGTGGCTACGAGCGACCCGCGCAGGAGGCGCCGAAGGTTGTCTCGGCGCCGATGCGAAAGCTCGCACGGGATTTCTGCGCGGGTGACTCGGCCGCGACGCAGGTCGGCCGGCTCGCCCGTTGGATTCGTGAAGGGTCGAACAAGGGGCACAAGCTCGGGGCAGCAAAGTTCCGATTCAAGGCTTGTTACGGTCGCTGGCCAACGTCGCGAGAGATGACGACGGCGCTCGATATATGCGTCGGGATCCGGAGCGCTTCGTGAGGCCCGAGGCCGCCCTCACGAAGCGAATCCGCGTCGCCCTCGCGAAGGACGGGCGCGCACGTCTCGTCGTCAACTTCGTCGGCCTCGTCGTCCCGTACATGCAGAAGGACGCGCAGCCGGTACACGCGGGACTCGGGAAGGGCAGCGCGGACCTCGTCGGGATCCTCAAGGGCGGTCGCGCGATGGCGCTCGAGGTGAAGACGCCGACCGGCGCGGTGCGGCCCGAGCAGGTGACGTGGATGCAGGCATTCCGCGCGTGGGGCGGATTCGCCTGCGTCGTCCGATCCGAGGCCGACGCAGTCGCCGCTGTCGAGCGCGCGATTCGAGGAGAGTCACAATGAATCAGGACGTCGTTGAACTGATCGCGTTCGCGCTGCTCGTCGTATCGTACACGCTCATCATCCTTGCGACGAGGAGCCGATGAGCGAGCCCTGGCGCCGCGAGTGGTCCGAGGCGGAGCGTCGCGCGCTCTTCGAAAAGGCCGAGGCCCTGGCGAAGAATTGCCACGCGGAATGGCACGGTCGATGGCCTCAGCTCAAGTCGCTTGACGAAGTGCTGAATAAACTACGATCCGATGCGGAGGCAAAGTGACTGAGCGAGCGTCAGTCGAGGTGCCCGAATTGGTCCGCTCCGGAGATCTCACCTGTATCGTCTCGATGAGCGGCGGGAAGGACTCGACGGCAACGGCGCTCGCGCTGCGCGAGGCCGGAGTCCACGCGCGATACGTGTTCGCAGACACGGGATGGGAGGCACCTGAGACGTACGCGCATCTCGACGAACTGCGCCGACTCATTGGGCCGATTGATGTCGTCGGCGTCGAGGGCGGGATGGTCGCGAAGATCCGCCAGCGTGCCGGCTTCCCAGCTCGGATGCAGCGATGGTGCACGCGCGAGCTAAAGATCAATCCGCTGCGCGGATATCATGACGCAATCGAAGCGACCGGTGCCGAGACTGTGTGCGTCGTCGGAGTGCGCGGGCAGGAATCGGAGGCCCGCGCAAAGATGCTCCCGTGGGAGGACGAAGACCAGTGGGGCGGGTGGATATGGCGCCCGATTCTCGAGTGGAAGATAGAGGACGTCCTCGCTATTCACCACCGTCACGGCGTGCCAGTGAACCCGCTTTACCAGCGCGGACACAACCGAGTCGGTTGCTACCCGTGCATCTTCTCTCAAAAGGAGGAGATCCGGCTCATCGCAGAGCACGCGCCGGAACGCATTGACCAGATTCGCGCGCTCGAAACGGAGACAACGGAACTTAGGGCCGCCCGGAACGAAGAGACACTGGGTCGGTATGCGCACATGGTCGGTACGTTTTTCC